CAGCAAGCGAACCCCGGGTCCTGGCGCACCCACGACATGGCCGACGGCCTCTACTTTGGAGGCATGCTCAACGGCGCGCCGGTGCAGTATGTCCAGTTCACCGCGGGTGGTATCAACGTGGTGTCGCCTTCCAAGGTGACAGTGGTGGCGCCCAATGTCGAGGTGAACGCCAGCGAGCAGTGCGCCCTGAATTCGCCGCAGATTGTGCTGAATGGCACGGTGCAACAGGGTGCCGGTTCTTACGGCGGCACCTCGACCTGGCAGGGCAACATGAACACGCTCGGCACGTTGCGCAACAACGGCAAGGATGTCGGCAGCTCGCACCGCCACGAAAACTCTGGCGGAACTGGGACTGGGGGAGTGCCGATATGAACACTCTCTTACTCGACCGGACGGTCTGGGATCTGGTCCTGGACGCGGGCGGCAACATCGCGAGGGCGTCGAACCCCTATGCGGTGGCGCAGGACGTGGCCAGCGCCATCAAGCTGTTCCGCGGTGAACTGTTCTATGACACGGCCAAGGGCATACCGTATTGGACCGAGGTGCTGGGCCAGTTGCCGCCCCTGGCGCTGGTGCGCGAACGGCTGCGCGCCGCGGCCTTGACCGTTCCGGACGTGGCCGATGCCGTACCAACCATCACCGCATTCGAGAATCGCCGCCTGAGCGGCTATGTCGAAGTCACGCTGACCAACGGCATGACGTCGACCATCACTTTCTAGGGACCCCATGGCTACCTCCCAAGTACCGCGCGTGCAGTTCACGCCGGAAGGCCTCGTATTGCCTCAAGAATCCGAGATCCTGGATGGCGTGCTGGCGGACATGGATAGCGCCTTCGGTGGCGGCTTGAACAAGAACCTGGAGACGCCCCAGGGCCAGCTAGCCAGCACCACCACGGCGATCATCGGCGACAAGAACAGCGAATTCGCCTCGTATGTGAACCAGGTGGACCCGGCCTTCGCTGCCGGCCGGATGCAGGACGCCATTGGCCGCATCTACTTCCTTGACCGCAAGCCCGGCACGGCGACCACCGTGGTCGCAACCTGCATGGGATTGACGGGCGTCACGATCCCGGTGGGCGCGCGCGCTCAGGCGGTCGACGGCAATATCTACCTGTGCACGCAGGCCGGCACCATCCCAGCCTCGGGCAGCATTGACCTGCCGTTTTCCTGCTCGGTCAACGGCCCGATCAGCTGCGCGGCCGGCACGCTGAACCAGATCTACCAGGCCATCCCTGGGTGGGACTCGGTCTTGAATGCGGACGCGGGCACCGTGGGCAGCAATGTGGAATCGCGCGCCGAGTTCGAAGAGCGGCGGCGCCAGTCTGTGGCGATCAATGCCCGAAGCTCGCTCCAGTCCATCTATGCTGCGGTCGCAAACCTGGACGGCGTCATCGACGTCTATGTGACGGAGAACAACCTGTCCATCGCCCAGACAATCGGCGGCGTGTCGCTCGTGCCGCATTCCATCTGGGTGGCGGTGGTGGGCGGAGAGGCGGCGGATATCGCTTCGGCAATCTGGCGCAAGAAGAGCAACGGCGCGGATTACAACGGCAACACGTCGTACACGGTCGGGGATCGGGACGGCTATTCCTATCCGTACCCGTCCTATGTGGTGAAGTGGGAAACCCCCGCCGCTCTGCCGGTGAAGTTCGCGGTGCAGCTGGCTAACAATCCGGCGCTGCCCTCGAACATCGTGGCCCTGACCAAGCAGGCCATCATTGCCGCCTTCAACGGCACCGACGGCGGACAGCGCACGCGGATCGGTTCCACTATCTACGCGAGCCGCTTTTATGCACCCGTGTCGCTGCTGGGGGCTTCGGTATCGATCCTGTCATTGCTGCTTGGCGACACCACGCCGACGGCTGCCAGCCTGACCGTGCCTATCAACCGGCGCCCGACTGTGTCGGCTGCCGACATTGCGGTGACCTTGGTATGAGTGTGCAACCGAACCCCGGGCTGGTGGCGCGGACCATCATCAGCCAGTACTCGAACAGCCCGACGCTCGTCCAGTTGGCCAACAACATGGACGACTACATCAATCCGGACACGGATTTCGATGCCTTCTACAACTTCGTATGGAACGTGGAGACGGCGCAGGGCTTCGGGCTGGACATATGGGGCAGGATCGTCGGCATCGGGCGCATGCTGACGGTCCCGGGCGATGTCACCTATCTCGGCTACGAAGAGGCCATCAGCTGGCAGCCCTTCAACCAGGCGCCGTTTTACACCGGGGCCCAGGCAACGCAGACCTATCGGCTTGCCGATGATGCCTATCGCAAGCTGATCCTGGTCAAGGCGCTGGCCAATATCTCGGATTGCACATCTCCGAGCCTGAACCGGCTGCTGTCCAACCTCTTCGCGGGCCGCGGCCGGTGCTATGTGTCGGACACGGGGAAGATGGAGTTCAGATACGTGTTCGAGTTCGCGCTCGAACCCTACGAAATCGCCATCCTGACGCAATCGGGGGCAATTCCAAAGCCGGCCGCAGTCCTGGCCAACGTTCTACAGGTCGACCTACCCACCACTTTCGGATTCAATGAAGCGCTGATGCAGCCTTTTGGATCCGGCGTTTTCTTCACTTCTTCGGGGCTCATCCATGCAGGTTAGCAACGCACCCAGCAAATCCGCCGTACCATTTGCGGACAGCGGCACCAAGAACACTATCCCTGTCGCGTCGCAAATCGGTGTGACGCCCGGCGGCGCATCATTCACGGACGGATTTCCGCCGTTAACGATGACACCCCTGGCGGCCGGCGGTGTGCCACCCTACGGCGCAGATTTCAACGGCATCCTGAATTTTCTTAGCGCGGCGGTGCGTTGGACCCAAGCTGGCGGGAGCTATCCCTACGATGCAGCGTTTGCCGCGTCCGTTGGCGGCTATCCGAAGGGTGCAGTGCTGGCCAATGCAGCGGGCACCGGGCTCTGGCTTAACTTGGCCGATAACAATACTGCCAATCCCGATTCCGGCGGGGCAAATTGGGTCGCGATGGGTCCTGGTCTTGGAATCGGCCAAGCATGGACGAATGTGACTGCTAGTCGGGCTGTAGGAGTGACCTATACCAACAGTACAAATAAACCCATCATGGTGTCAGCGACCGTGTCGGGCACTGTCCCGAATAGCACTGTTTCCATCGCACTGCTGGTGGGAAGCCCCGCCGTGGGGGTAGGCATTAACGCCCTCGTGACGAATGCCAACCCGACCCAGTGGAGCATTTGTTGCGAGGGCGTGGTTCCGCCTGGGCAACCCTACAAATTGGATGTCGTCCAGGGTTCTCTTTTGGCCTGGGTTGAGCTTCGTTAGGAGATTGCGTTGAAATACTTCAAGCACAAGAACGATGTGTTGGCATTTGAGGATGACGGTTCTCAGGACCATCTCATTCCTACTGATGCGGTCCCTATCTCAGAAGCGGACGCGATGGCGCTCCTGAAGGCTCCAACATCGCTGGAGGATGCTAAGTCGACAGCTTTGGCGAGAGTTGAAGCGGGGCGCCAAGCTTCGCTCAAGGGCGGTTTCCAGGTCCACCAAACCTCGTTTGCCTCCGATCTGGCCGCTCGCACCCACATTTTTGGGCTGGCAACTGGCCTGCAGCTCCAGGCGCTCACGGTCGCAAGCGTTCCCATTGCAACCGTTGAAGGCCGATTTGTGTCGGTAGACGTCGCTAGTCTGGGCTCCCTGCTTAGCGCCCTGTTGGCGCATTTGAATGCCGCGGACGAAATCGCCCGGGCACTAACCGACGCGATTCATGATGCGACGTCCATTGCGGAGGTGGAAGGCATACGTTGGCCGGCTTGACGGGCCAGTGCCTTGTCGACATAGGCCTTTCTGAATCTCTCAATCGGCCTTTCAATTAGATAGACGGTCAGGACTGAGATTCCCAAAACAGCCAAAATGGCTGCGGTCGGCGAGGGCGTAAAACCGCTTGTGCGAAATAAGGAGAAAACGGGAATTTCGAGGATGTAGACGGGGTAAGACAGGTCACCCAGCAACCTATTAACGTTGCTGTGCTGGGTCTTCTCGAAGAGAAAGCCGACACCGAAAGCCAGCAGGAGTGACAGTAGGCCCATTGCTACTTCCTGTTTGAATAATCCGCAATATTTCCCGCTTCGGCGGGTTTTTTTACGCCTAGAGGGGACGTGAGCAATGAGCAATTTCCAACTATCGCAGCGAAGCCTGACGCGGCTGGTGGGCGTGCATCCTGACCTGGTTGACGTCGTGAAGCTGGCGATCCAGCATACGCCGGTGGATTTCACGGTGGTTGAGGGCGTGCGCACCGTGGCGCAGCAGCGCGAATACGTCGCCAAGGGTGTGAGCAAGACCATGGACAGCTACCACTTGCCGCAGGCCGATGGCCTGGGCCACGCGGTCGACCTGGCCCCGCTGGTGGGCGGGGCGATCCCTTGGAATGATTGGGCCCAGTTCAAGAGCCTGGCGGACGTGGTGAAGGCCTGCGCCGCGGAGCTTGGCGTGCCGGTGGAATGGGGAGGTGGATGGAAGACGTTCAAGGACGGCCCGCACTTCCAGATCCCGCGGGACTGGAAGGGCCGCGCCGCCGGCACGTCGGCGGGGTAGCGATGGATTTCGAAAAGGGAATCTACGCAGGCCTGGCGCTGTTGGTTACCGGCTTCGTCGGCAAGTGGTTGGTGCCGCTGCTCATGCGGATGCTGGACAACAGCGTCGCCAGCGCTGCGGCTTCGGGCGGCGCGCTGGCCACGATCACCGCGGAACGGGACCAATGGAAGATGCGTGCGATCGATCTCGATCGGCAGCTTCAGGAAATGCGCGCCGACTGGGCATCGATGAAGGGCGATATGCGCCTGATCAAGTACCAGTTGCATGAGGCGCGCGTGCGCATCGCTCAACTGACAGGTGAGCCGCCTCCTGCCAGCGAGGACGACATGGGAGAGGATCATGGGACAAGTCATTGAGCGGATATGCCGCTGCGACGCTGAGCGCGCGAGCTATCTGCTGCGCAGTCTGAAGGCCTGGGCAGCCTATCTGGGCATCTTGTGCCTGGGCGGAATGATCTTCGGCGCGCCGCTGTATGTCTGGTTCGACCGATCCCTGAATGCGGCCGACGCCGCCCACCAAGCCGAGATTGGCCGCATGCAGGCAATCAACCAGGACCTGATGGTGGTCATCAAAGACCGGCTGCCTCCCATTGTGAAGCAGGCGGACGACGCCATCCAGGCTGCCAAGGGTGCTGCCAGTAAGGCGGGCACGGCGGCAAATAAGGCCACGGCTGCAGCGAAGTCGGCCAGCACGGCGGTCAAGAAGGTGGAAGAGGTGCTGGCGCCGCCGGCACCGCCCGCGCCTGCGCGCGTCCCTGAATGGTTGAACACGCCATGAACCCCTTCTGGAAGATGGCCGCGCCGTGGATCGGCGGCGCCGCGGTGGTGCTGGTGCTGAGCGCGGGCGTCGTGGTGTACGGGGCCCACCAGTTCCGGGCTGGTGGTGACGTCAGGCAGGCTGAAATTGAGAAGCGCCAGGCCGCGATCGAGCGCGGATGGCAGGAGGAAAGAGATCGTGCTGATGCAAAACACCGCGGTGACCTGCTGGTGCGGCAGCAAGTCGAAGCAAAGCTGGCGCAGGTTGAGCGTGATCGCGACGCTGCTTTCATTCGGGTTGACGGCCTGCGTAAGCAGCTCGCCGCCCGGCGTGCCGAGGCTTCCCGCGCCGGCGGCCGATCTGATGGTGCCAGCCCCGACTGGATCGGCCTATTTGGAGAGTGTCTCAGCCGAACTGAAAGCCTTGGACGTCGACTTGGCGCGGTGGGAAAAGATGCTGCAGGATGGGCCGACCAGGTGAACGGCCTGCAGGGCTATATCCGCGGGCTGCGCGGGACCAAGCCCTAGCGCGGTGCCATGCCCTTGCGCAGCTTGTGCGGGGCTTCCATCAGTGCCTGGACGTCCTGGTCGCGTTCGATAACGCAAGGTTCCGCGACCACGCTGGCCAGCAGCTCGTCGTAGAGTTCGCCCGCCTGGCCGTCCGGCCGTTTCAGGTCGCAGGACACCTGGTGCATGCGCAGCACCATGGACCGGATGCGCTTGATCTCCCATAGCAGGGCCAGTACATCTTCATTCCACGGCTGGCGCTCGCGGATGGTGCGCAGGTCGAAATGGGTGAGGGGGGCTTTGGGCGGCATGGTGGAAATCACTGGTTGGATGAACAGTGTAATCCGCAATAATCGGGGTCACTTCATAGGGGTCGCCACCAGCCGGTCGGCGGGAAAGGGCACCAGGAAATCCCGTGTCGCATCCGCGGGCGCGGCGAGCCATTCGCCGTAGGCGCCCTCTGGCAGGATCACGACCATCCGCTTCTCCTTGCCGGCCTGGTGGTAGTCCCGGAACAGCGGATCCTGGTCGGCGTTGATGGTGAGCATGGTGTAGCTCTCTTGCACCTGGCCGGCGGCGTCGCGCCAGCGGTCCCACAGCCCGGCGATGCCCAACGGCGCGCCGTCGGCCCGGGTGAACCGGGTGGCAACCGCCGCGCCCGACCGCCAGTCGGGTTCGAAGATGGCGTCGGCCGGGATGATGCAGTGCTGCCCGCGGCGCCACGCATTGCCGAAGGTGAACGATTTGGCCGCCGTCTCGCTGCGGGCATTGAACGTCGACAGCTTGCCGGCCTTGTCCAGGCCGTCGGCCTTGGTCATGGCACTGATCAGGCCCCAGCGGCCAACGACCGCCTCGCGCTCCGGCACCGCCTCGTCGCCGGCGTCGTGCTCGACCGGTCGGCGGATGAAAACGCCCGGGTAGCGCGGCCACATGTCGTACTTGGCGCCGGCCGGCTTGGTGGGCACGCCGAATTTCTTCAGCAGCAGCTCGGCGTCCTTCAGGGTCTGGTAATGGCTGCACATGACACCCTCCCATGGGAAGGACCAGTATAGGGCGGCCATGGCGAAAGGCACCGATTCCGGGGGCTCGGACTCGAACCTGGCCATCGTGGCGTAGGCCCGCCAAAATTACGCCAAATGGGCTGGAGACGGCGTAGATACGTGATTTAGCTGTCCCCTCCTTCGCACCACCCTATACCTGACACAACTTTGGCGTTACGCCAACAGTGTCATACAACCCCCGAGGATTCGAGTGCCTCGGGGGTTTTCTTTTGCCCACAGTTTTGACATTCCCCCATTAAATCGCCTACTTTGCTACGCCAAATCCACGCCAGGATTTACGCCAAAGGGGATGAAATTGGGCACTTTCCGCAAGCGCGGGGACACATGGCGCGCCGAGGTCAGCAAGGGCGGCGCCAGGGAGAGCAAGACGTTTGCCACCAAGCGGGAGGCCCAGGAATGGGCGGCCAGCAGGGAGACGGAACTGGCCACTACCGCCGTGGGCGGCATCGTCGTCAAGACACTGGGCCAAGTCTTGGAGCGGTTCCGCGACGAGGTCTCGCCCAAGAATAAGGGCCACCGCTGGGAACGCGTGCGGATCGACCGTTTCCTGAAGGACGAGCCGGAACTGTGCGCCAAGCCCATTCACGCCGTCACCACGGTGGATCTGGCGGCCTGGCGAGACAAACGGCTGGCCCAGGTGCAGCCCACATCCTGCCGGCGCGATATCGCCCTCCTGCGCGCGGCCTGGGGCTACGCCAGGAAAGAATGGCACAACGTCAAGGACGACGCTTGGCTGGCGCTGACCATGCCGTCCAAGGGCCGGCACCGCGAGCGGATTTATACCCAGGAAGAAATCGACCGGATTGTGCTGGCGCTGGGCTGGGAAGAGGGAAAGCCGGTAGAGGACAAGCGGCATCAGACCGCAGTGGCATTCCTGCTGTCCTTGGAGACGGCTATGCGGTCGGGTGAGCTGCTGTCGCTGGAGCGCGATCAGGTCGACCTGAAAAAGCAAGTTGCCCAGCTCGACCAGACCAAGAACGGCGACCGGCGCGCCGTGCCATTGTCGAAACGGGCGGTGACTCTGTTCAAGGCCTTGAAGGGGGTGGACGAGGCGCGCATGTTCACGCTGAACGGTGGATTGCGGGATGTGTACTTTCGCCATGCCAAGGCCCTGGCCCAGGTGGATGGAGCCACGTTCCACGATGCCCGCGCCACGGCCCTGACCCGGTTGGCGAAGAAGTTGAGCATCCTGGAGCTGGCGCGGATGGTGGGCCACCGGGACCCACGATCGCTCATGATCTACTACCGAGAAACCGCGGCGGACATCGCCAAGAAATTGGACTAGGCCGCGCGTCGGCCGTCTGGGGCTTTGCGCTGGGATTCGATCCAGTCGTCTACCTCGTCCGACTTCCAGCGGCGCACGCCGCCAAACTGGAACGCGCGCGGGAAATCTTTGCGCTTGGTGAGGCGGTCGCGGACGTGGTCCGGGTTCAGCTGCAGGCGCTCGGCAATCTCGGTGTGCGAGACGAAGCGGTCTTGATTCGGCGCCGCGGCCGGTGCTTGGTGTTGGGCTGCGTGTGCCATCACATCTCCTTTCCGATAGCGGCTGCGGCGCGCACGATGGCGCGGCGGGCCGCCGCTTCAATGCCCCCATGCAGGTGGGCCTCGCATCCCAGCCAAGCACCACCAGCGCGCCGTGCTGACGCGCCGTATTCTTCGACGTGCAGCCACAGATTCAGCTTCACCGCCAGCCGCAGCGCGTCGCCGTCGTCGGCTAGTGGGTTCAAGTGACTGTGCCGCCCGTCCGCGTCATAGACGTTGATACCCGGAGCGGCGAACCAGTCCCAGTGATCCCATCCAGCCGCCTTCGCCGCGAGTTCCAGCAGTTCACGGTCATTCATCTATTGCTCCTTCTTGTCGGTGTCGGCCAGGACGCGGTAGCGCAAGACCGCCCAGTTCCTGGTGGTGTGCCGCCAATCGAACAGTCCGGCCGCGCCGGTGTTGCTGCCTGCGGCATAGCGGACTTCCACTTTCTGCTCGAGCGGGACTGGGCACTGCCCGCCGGGCCAAGGCCATTCAACGAAATCAGCCATCATTTCCTCCGTCCTTGGTGGGCTGGGTGAGCAGGTGGCGCAGCGCCATGGCATCCCACCAGGCGTTGTGCTGAACCGCACCCGGCAGCGCGGTTGGATAGGCATCCACGCGGTGGACCTCGAACGACAGGTGAGGGATGTTCACCATCTGGCCCGGCGCGGTGATGATGGCGTGGCAGAAATAGCGGATGTCGTCGGGCCAATCGGTGTTGATGTGCGGCGCTTGGTCGCCGTGCAGAAACTCGGCGATGCGCACCGCGCCGCCGTGATGGCGGCAGTTCACTACCGTCACGGGAAACGGAACAGCCCACAGGATAGGCAGGACGTTCTCGCGAACCCACGGCTGCTGGGCGGCGTGATCCTGGTAGACCAGGTACAGCGAGGCCCCATCCTCACGCACCAGCGCCAGGGATAGCAGCGGACCGCCGAACCCGTCGAATTCGGTATCGAGGTAGTAGTTCAATCCCGCTCTCCTTGTTCGGTCTGGGTGGCAGAAAGGGCGGCGCGGGCCTCACGCAACTGCTTTTCCAGCGCGTCGATGCCCTCGCGCGCATCCGGACCGAAGAACTCCATCAGGCGTTCGGACCAGTGGGCACTGGAAGGTGCGAAGCGAACGGCGTAGCGCATGTCATCGGTGACGACCCCGGCGCGCTGCTGGCCGCCGTCCTTGTCCGCCTGGGGCTGCACCACACGTTCCAGTCGACGTACGGCGGCGGCTACGGTGTCCGGCAGCTCGCCGGCATCACCAGGCTGACCGAAGCGGCCGAAGATGAAAGACAGCAGGGCAGACACGTCCGCATTGCGCACCGCTTCGCTGGCCTGGGGCGCGGCATTACGCGCATCATGCGCAGCGCCGATGCGGCGCAGTGTGCCAATATCTGGCTGGTCTGCCCCCTCGGCTACAGTGCTGGCCTGGGGCGCGGCGGACCCTTTGAGGGCACGGATACGGCGGGCGCAATGCTCCGCGTAGTTCTTCTCGGTAATGACGGCATCCGAATCCCATTCCTGGCCTTCGGCGTCGCAGATACGGGCGGCCTGCTCCAGTGATGCATCACGGCATTGGTTCATCTCATGCGCCCAGGCATCCCATTGTTTTTCTGCTTCAGCTTCCTGAGCTGTGGTTGGCCAGTCCTGCGCCTCCCCGGCTACAGGGGCGCTTGCCCGAAGATTGTGCACTGCTTGCACGACGGGATGGACGGGTTCAGCCGCGTTCTGGGCCTCAATGCGGTCGGATTCCTTCTCGTACTCGATCAGGTAGCCCACGATGGTCCGCGCGTAGGCCTCGGCCAAATCCGGCGACATTTCATCCCATTCCGTTTCCAAGCAGTCAGCAATAGCCTGGACGCGCCAGTCATCGAGCGGCGCGCGCTTCGGCTTGGCTACAGGGGCGCTTGCCAGGGCGGCGCGCAGATCCTTGCGCCACCACCATTTGCCGGCTGCGCCGGGTGCACGCTCGCCGAAATCGACGCCGTGCAGTTGACCCTCTCCCAGCAGGAAGGCGAAGACCGGATGATCGAACGCGGCGCGCCGCTGTTGGGAGGATTGCCAGTGTTCCCAGGCGGCCTGGGTGATACCACTTACATACCGCCCGTTTGCATCGCGGCCAAAGTAACGCGGGTTGGAAATCGTCCGGCGTCGATAGTCCTCTTCAAACGCCGCTCGCTCATCGGCAGGGGCGCTTGCCACGGGAGCGGCGCCTTGCATGGCGGCGCGGCAGTCCGATAGGCAGTTGTTCCAGCCCAGCCGATACTGGATGTGGTAGCGGTTGTCGGTGATGTACTCCGGCATCCCGGCCACCGGCACGCCCTCCGCGCGCAGCTTGGACAGCA